TCAGACCGTTGTATCCACCGTTTATGCGCTTAGTCAGACGTTTGATTGTGTCATCGTTCACGCCCTCATCGCAAATATCCCACAGCTTGTTTCTGTCAAAAAACCAGATTGCACTTTCCATAGAATAATCAGTCGCTACTAGGTCAGGGTTTGTCATCACATTTGGAAGGTTCATGTCGGCTGCAAACTGTGTGTAATTGTTCTTGCCAGTACACTGTAGGAAGCCCCTACCGCGCCATAAGTAGCCTTGCCCTTCGTTACCCATACGGTCACCGTACACGCGATCAGCGAGCGCCTGTGGGTTTCTAGCGCATGTCTCTGCATCACTCTCGCTGTCAAAGTATTTACCAAAAACTTTAAGAATAGATGCTGTAGAATAGTTTAGGTTTTCTTCTGTGTATTTAAACGTACCGCTTTCATGTACCAGCTGGCCTAAAAAGTGAGCTCCACGCTCTGCATTTAGGACGTAATGATTAGTAATAGCTTTCGCAGTCATTGGCCCAAACGCTCCATCTGCATGAGCCCCTATCTTTGATTGAAGCGCCTTTAGTGCATCACTCATCGTTCTTCTCCAGCGGTTTCATTCCCCATTGCCTGGTGTACCCAAACTCCTCATACGCAGCGGCCCATCTGTTTTCTGTAAATGTTGCAAATGAAATGAGCTTGTCAGTATCTGCATAGAGCTGATCAACCCACTCAGTGTTGTCTGCTACTTGCTTTTCTAGATGTTCTATCCGGTGAGCTTGTTTGCTTACCCAAAACGTACCAGCCACCACCTGGGCAATCATTGCTATCACAAGCGCTAGAGGAAGTTTAAGATCGCTCATTTTTTGCTTTCCAAATATAGACGTAAACAATTAACAAGAGTGTTCAGCGACACGGCACTAAACAGCATAACCCACTGCCACATCTCCATTTACTTTCTCCTAAAAAACTTTGTTGCTGACCTTACGGCAAAGCTACTAGCTACGATTACGCCTAACGTGTATTGATACCACTCAGGCATTTGCTCTAGCGCAGTAAAACCTTCTGCAACCACAGTGCGCCCCCACTCGCCAGTAAACACAAGTATCAATGGTATGCTAAAAAGGATTACTAGATACTCATCTTTCCATGAGTTCATAGTTCCTTGAGCCATAAGCTTTTCCCACTCGCTTTCGCTCATGGCTGCGTTTTTCATTACAGCTGCTTTCGCTTCAGCTTCAACTAATTTTAGGTTTGCATTAGCTGCTTGCGCTTGCGCTTTGCCTTTTAACCAGCCACCAGCTAATTCACTTAGTGGCGCTATCAGTGATTGGAGCACTTTGTATACCTCCTCGATCTGTCTTAGCTTCTTTGCCTAACCACAACGCAAAGCTTGCAGAGAGCATTGCTGTAACTAAGCTTACGAATGCTGACTGTTGTGTTGTCGGATCTTCTAGCGTCATAAACCAAAGACATACTTTCCAGGTCAGTATGATCTGACACAAGAATGCAAGCCTTGGAAGTAGTTTAAGTTCATCTAGATAACTAGCTGTTAATGCTACCATTTCTTTTCCTCGCCATCCGTAGTGCTATAGACCTCTCGCGTGTTATGCAGAGGACGAAACCATTCTCATCGTAAAGAATGAATTTGTTTTTCCATTCGCGTAAAATCACCGCTCAATTTTAATACATACAACTTTAGAATTATTGTTTGTAACCAATACCTTGGCCTTCGACATTGAAGTTTTACATGCTTCTTCATTGCTATAGCTACCAACGTGGTAATGATCGAATGTGCCAGAGACTAATTGCAGCCAGAGTAATACCCACATTACCAGCGCCCCTGATATAAACCGACACCGTAAATCATGCCACCAAGCAATGCACTGCCCAGTATGAGACAACCTAATGTAGCACCTAACGTAATGAGCTTTTCTAAAGCTTCTTGCTTTTTGTATAGTTGCTCTTTGCGCTGCTTACGAATTTGACCTTCTATCTTCTTTAATTCTTTAACGTAGCTTGGCCCCCAATGTGCACTCAAAAAAGAATATAATTCCTCGCGCATATGGTCTGCTTTTGTTTTGGCCTCGAACACAGCCAGTGCTTCTGCTTCGACAGAGCCAGACATTTTTTTCCACCAGGGAATATTATTCTGTTTATGCTTTTGTTCTATGTGATTGAGATCTGACATTGCAGATCCCCACTTTGCGAGCTGGCCCACACAATCTTGCATTTCACGCCCAGCGTTTACAGCTTTCTTAATATAACCCACAGCAGAAGAGGCCGCTGAAAGAGCAGCAGTTACGGTAATAGGATCCATGTGGGTGTGCCTTGGTGAACTAGCCTAGGAAGTTCATGCGTAGTAAGAGCAACAGGCTTGCTCCGGTGATTGCGATAAGTATCATCTCTAATCTACGAATTCTTGCGTAGAGCTCTTTAAGAGAAATCTTCATAGTAGTCTTTATTTCGACTACATCTTTTTCCATGCCATCAATACGAGCATGTGCCTGGTTAAGTGTACGTGTTCGTTTGTCCATTACTCACTCCTCACGGTGCTACAGGCCAATCGGCATCTTCCAAGTTAGGCCATTCATCAAGATCCGTAATCCCACGCAACTCAGATCTATAAACCGCCCAGCTTGTTTTAACATCGTTAGCTAATGGACTGTCATTAACCTGTGTCCAATCGCTATCAACTAATAGCTTATTACGTGTAGTTCTGTGACTTTCGGCTGTACTCGCATCTAGTGTGGCCTGATACGCAGCTTCATGTTCTGCCTTTGTTGTCTTCTTGCCGTCGTCATCCGTAGTGTCAGAGAACATGTCACGAGCTACAAAGCGCTGCACCCAATCACCGTTTGCGTTTTGCTCAACGCCATCCCTTGCGCTGTACTGATATGCACTAGTTGTAGCGGCAGGGCTTGCCAGTACTGGGTCAATGTTCATTGCGTCACAGACGTTGCTAGTCCAGACACGAGGCAGAGACATATTAGGAAATGCTGCTCTCCATTCGCCTTGTGTTTTAACTTCACCTGTTTTTCTTTCACGATATTCTGACATTAGTTGATACTCCTTTCGTCAGTTGATTTGTTATGCGATTGCGTAGAAGATGTATGATTGAGAAGACTGGTTGATATGACCAGTTACACTAAATCCACTGCTTTGTGGATCAATCCAGTCGTCACTAGCACTTTCTGCTGCGTTTGTATTAAGTTCAAGCAATGAGTCATTGTCATTTGTAATACCTCTTTGTGTGTCAAAAAGATACCACTCACCACTTCCATCATAACGTTTAATTAACACAAACCTAGCGCCATTACTAAATCCACAATCAATAGTTTGACTAGAACCATTCCCATTATAACTTCCCACCTTGGAAACTCCTGGTGCGGATGCGAACAGGTAGGCTATGTAGGTAACTCCTGAGCCATTTGTACCTCCCCCACTTTTAACACTAAATACAGAAGCAGTTGGGGCAGTATCATTCCAAGCGTCAGCATCATCAGCCGCTGCATGAGTACCGTTAAGCCATAAATAATCAGTCTCAGGCGCATTGTCTCCATTTACATTTAAATCTTTATGATAAACGAACCACATTTCTCCACTTGCTGATCGTGCTTTTACCCACATCATCTCAGGTACTACCCCAAGGTTATGACTAATTGTCTGTGCGCTTCCTGTGCCTGTGTAAGCAACCACATCGAAAAACGAGGGTGCACGTTTCCACATCCATGAGTAATATGATGAATTGTAATCATAACTAAAAAAACCACTCTGATAGTCATATACATAGTTGGTGTTGGCTTGGGCTGCGTTAGTTTCACTTGTTTCCAAGTACTCACCTTGCGTCAATCTAGAAGATATTCTAAATGTTGACGTGTTTGTAATGTTTTTAAAGATACCCATATCAACAGGAAAACCAGACAGAAAAGCAGGGTCAGCACTAGTACCTTGATCCATAGCAAAAACCTTAGTCGCATCTTCTGGTACAGCTAGTGGGCCTCTGCGGATTGCCATGTAGATGTATGTTTTGCCGCTAGAATCAGAAGCCCCATAACCGATAGTTCCTAATTTAAATCCAGTGGACGTTACACTAAAAAAATCATTTAAGTTATTTTCAGCGTCACTATCATTTGCATTTAAAAGTAAATCATTACCTCCTGTCACAATGCCCCTCATTACATCAAAAATCATCCAGTCGGCTGAGGAAGTTGCATTTTTAATCATCACCCATTGCGGCTCAAAACCAAGATTAACATCAGGACCATCGGTAGAGGCATTCCCAGTATAACTCCCACACTTAATTATATCTTGGTCACCATCAGGGCCGAACTCACCGTCATTATTGTTGT